GCCTTTGGTGCGCTGCTTTCCTCCAGCAGTAGGAGCGTTGATACGATACTGCCCCATGCCCCTATACATATCTCCCATGAAGAACTGCATGAATCCCATGCTCTCTGCTACTGGGAGTTGGAAGCGGTTCTGGATGAACTTCGCCCCGTCTGGCATGACGCTGATTGGCAACCATTCCATCTGCTTCAACATCTTGGTTGAGTCTGGGCCTTGGCCTTCGATCATCAACATTGAATTGAGTCGCACTGCATCTACCAGCGAGTTCATTGTGAAGTCATACTGACGGCAGGCTACGAACGCAGATTCTGCTTGGCTCTTGATGTCTTGGAAGAGTCCGCTACCAACAGAGTCGGTAAGCATATACATGATCTCATCCCATGAGTTAAAGAGTCCTACCTTGAGCATCATAAATCCATGCTGGGTTCTGATGTCATCATCGCTGATCTTTCCTGCTCCCTTTACATTGGAGTTGATGTAGTCAGCGATTGGTTGGTAGTCTTGAAGGATGATCGCCTTACTGATCTTTCCGTCGAACTCCCTCCAGTATACTTCGTAGAGATCAATCTTCTGGTTCACAGAGAGTGACCAGTTGAATCCCGCTTCGCTGATCGTGCGGAAGAAATCCTCGCGGGTCTTGCGGTGGTTTGTAAATGCGCGGTGGAATCGGATAGCATCAATAGCCGCATCGACATTCCAGCCCATTGCTTCTGCCGCCGCACGATTCTCAATCTTCTTGTAGAGTTCGTATGGGGTTAGACGGACACGGCGGACAAACTCCTCAAGGTTGCAGAAGTCGATCCTAATGTCGTCTGGAAAGAGAAGGTCAGAGAGGAAGACGTGTTCTGGCATCCATCCAAGTGGGCTATCCCACATTCCGATTCCCTTTCCATACAGAAGCATCTCTTCAAGGTCTTGCTCTGTGTTGTAGAGGTATCCGGGCCATTCGCGGATTGCTTGGTCAAAGGCGATTCCGATATTCTCTGAGTTAACGAGTCGTTCTTTTTCATTGCCGAATTTACTTTTAATTGTGCAACACGCCTGCCGTTCCGTAATGACATCGTAGTAGCTGGACTTCTGGTTGTCTACGATAAACCCAAGTTGTCCATAGTTAACATCAGATTGCCAAGGAAGTCGTTTCTCCGCGAGCTTGCTGTAGCCTGTCGGCGGAAACATCTTGTAAGCCTTATAGATACGGATACGTTTGTTCTCGCGCCCGATGTTTGCAAGGCGAAGATTATTTGCAATATTCCAAGCGTGTGACGCATTGGAGATTCGTGTTTCTGGTGGCTTGCCGTCTTGGTCTAAAGTAGCAAGTGAAAAGTTGTCTTGGCCGATGGAGAGCATAGGATTATACTTTTATCGTTTACGATAATGAATTCAAGGCATTTCTTCGCTTGTTACACGAACTACATCCGCGAGCTTTATGCTCTAGTTTAGTTCCTAAAACCTTGTCTGTAGTCTTTGCTACAGTGTGGATGACTTGCGCGAGTCTATCTCCTAGACCATCGCTATACCAGCAACGATCACTCGGTTGACGCTGGCAGGTTTGATCTTCGACCATCTGCTCGATATTGGCAGGAACTTCGATTCCATTCGATGTATAGTCCTTGCGGATGTTTTGAATCAAGCTATTGAATGTGCTTCCGTAAACAATGGCAGGAAACGTGAGCTTATCACGCTTGATCTCATAACGCCAGAACCACCCCCCAACAGGTGCGAGATTTTTGTTTTTCAGTTTCATCTTGCCTTTGCACGGAAAATATATTTTCTTATTGATATGTCAAGAGCTTTTTCTTCAAACAAAGGTATTCGTCGCTACGGGATTCAGTTTCCAGAACACATGGATGATCTTGGTATTGAGTTGTATTGCTACGCTATCAGTAGAGGAGAGTATGGGAAAGAGTATTGCACTAAACATAATATCAATATCGGTGACTTTAAATTACTATCTCCACACGAACACTTCATCAACGCTGTTAAACTACAATGGCCGACTGAAGTTTCTATATACAATCGTGGGTATACCAATACTCAATTATTGAGGACGCTTGAGGAGCTTTGTAACAATACAGATATTTGTTTGGCTGGCGCGGCTTCTATGGGAAAATCGTTTCCTGTTGGTCTTTGGGTTTATCTGGATTGGTGTTCTGCCCCGCATTGCACTTCGTCTTGGGTTGCTACTACCACTCTCGGTGCTTCCGAAGATCGTATCTGGGGTATCATCTCCAAGCTATGGAAGTGTGCCGCAGTTCAGTTTGGTAAGCTCATTGACTATCGCCACATGATTGTTTGGGGTGGAGCATCCAACGATGAGGATAAGGATTACCGAAATGCCATCAAGGCTCTAGCATTCCAGTCAGGTAACGAGGGTCAGAAGGCTATTGATACTACCCGTGGTCGTAAGAATGATAGGGTTAGGTTAGCCTTGGATGAGTTGCCCGAAATGGAACTGGGCGCGATTACCGCCAAGGTTAACTTATCTGCTAACAATGATGTGACATTCATTGGCATTGGAAACCCATCTGCTGGTGATAATCCTCACACCCGCTGGGCCATGCCTAAAGACTGTTCTAACTTCGATTCGGTTAGTCCAGACATGGACAAGTGGGAGACTGGAACTGGCGTTTGCCTTTTCTACAATGGTATGCGTTCTCCTAACTTTGCCGCGCCTGCGAGCGAGCCATCTCCATTCCCTTTCCTCATGGATCGGAAGAAGCAGGAGATCATGCTTAAACAATGTTATGGAGACGAGAATGCTATCGACTATGTTCGTAACGCTATTGGTTGGTGGCCGAAGTCTGGATTCGCTCAAACGATTCTTACCGCCGATCTGATCCGTAATGCTGATACGAACGAAGAACCCCTCTGGGATTCTGAGGGTTTTACCAAGGTAGCCGGGTTCGATACCGCTTTCACTGTAGGTGGAGATCGATGTGTTCTGACTATTGCCAAGCTAGGCTTTGTTCGCGGGACTCGCAATCGTGTTATGTGGTTGGAGAGTCAGAAGGTCATTCAGTTATCCGCGAATGCCGCCGCTGAGTTTGAAATCCAACTTGCTACTGAAGTTGTAACTCTATGCCGTGCCGCTGGTGTCCAACCTTCTAAATTCGGTATGGACGTTTCCGGTGATGGTGGTCGAGTTGGACAGGCTATCATTCGTGAGTGGCTACGCTTTGACTCGTCTGGAGCATCTATCGCTCTTATCTCCTCTATGGGTAAACCTACTGATCGACTCGCCGCTGAAGTCGATAAACGCCCGTGTAAGGATGTTTACGATAGGTTGGTATCTGAATACTACTACTCTTGCTATCATGCCTTCAAGAGCCGTGTTCTCTTTGGCGTTGATCCTGCATCTGATCTAGCTAGGGAACTTTGTCTTCGTAGATACACGATAAAAAACAAGAAGATTGCCATTGAGACTAAAGACGAGTTAAAGGGAAGAACGGGATACTCGCCCGACTTGAGTGATAGTTTGATCTACGCGCTCGAAATGGCTAGGCGCAATGGACTAGTATTTATCGGAAACGATAAAGCTGTCCCAACTAACCGATTCTGGGCGCGGGATGAAAAGCCAGTCGAATCATTCTCTGATGATGATTCTTATTCATCAGATGATAATGGAGATTGGTAAAGGTGGCCGGGTTAACTCGGCATTATCGAGGCCCACAGGTGATCGTTTCTGTCGCTTGCCTCTCATCCGCCGACCATTTAAATCAGTCCATGATTCCTTCAAGTTCAAGAGTATTCGCTACCTCTTCTGGAACTACGATGCGAATCATTTTTTCTCCGTAAAGGTTTCCTAGAGTCTCCTTGAGTCGGATGTCCTTCTTCGGAACCCAGCACTGATTGAACTTCTGCTGGAAAAGAATCTTATACTGATTCTCGCTTACTTCAGTTCCCTCGCAGATGACGCGAGGCTCAAACGTATTATTTGTAGTCATAGATTATGTAACCATTCTCTCTTGCCCACCCTACTTCGTGGTGGCATTTGTTGTGGCACGGACGGCAAAGAGCCATGAAAGTGGACTTCTCGCACAGGAACTTCCCTCTACCTTTTTTGTGGTGCAGGTCGCTTGCTGGCTGGTTGCAGATTTCGCACTGGTAGTTTTTTTCTTCAAAGTATTCTGCTTTGGCTTTTTCGTAGTCGGCATTCTTAACCTTTCTTGATCCTGATAGTGGCTTTAACTTGCCGCCCCTTTTTTTGAAACCCGTTTTGGCTTTAAGTGGCGTGTTTCTTCGTAGCATTGAAAATATTCAGTTAGTTCTTGAAGTCCGATGGCGGCCAGCTCCACGCTTTCGTATTCTGCTCTGTAGCTGTCTGGGAATGGCTTTCCTCGCTCGTGCATAGCTGTTGGAGCTTGGGCTGCGTAGGGGCTGACGCGGAGCTTGTATTTACCCGCCTCGATTTCAAGGAAGACACGCATAATTCGATAATCTTTTCTACCTGTTCTTTTTTAAGAATGCTCTTGGAGTTTACTTCAATCTGATTGATCAATGAGCCAGTAACCCCGATCCTTTCGCCCAGCTCCCTGACGGTCATGTTCAGTTTCCTGCGAGTCTCACGCAGTTGCTGGGCGAAAGTCCTACGTCCAATAGAACGAACAGTGCGTGATTGCTCGTAAGCCATCATGCAACTATCGTAGGCTTCTTCTAATGGATGTTTCATTTGAAGAAAATTAAACTAGAACTATTGACAGGTCAATACATTTTTGATACCCTTCGCAATTATGGATAACACAAACAAGGACAATAGCATTGCAGAAGAACTTCTTGCTGCTGTTCGCAAGACTGTCCTTGTCACAAATATGTCTTTAGCTGTCGCACTAGAAAAACCTTTCATCGCTACCTATGAAAATGATGAAGGCATTCTAATGATGGCTCTCAAGCCAAACAATACTTCCATACTCGTCGCTTGTGGACTTGAATCTTCTACTGTCATCAAGTGTGATTTTTTTATTACAGACAAGGGACTCGCTGAACGCCGCTCCATTTTCAAATGCAAAACCAAAAGTGATGCCGATGATGTCTGGGAGATTCTGACCGACAAGCTAGAGGACTGGTCTGCTGGTGGGATCGCAACAATTGACATGGACTAATTATCGGTTCCGATAAAAAAGATGCTTGACACTGAATACAACATCTAGTAGTTTCTTTCGCGTGTGAGAAATCACGCCTTCGGGGTAGGAGCCGAAGTGTAGGACAAAATTTAAAAAACAAAACTATATGATCCCTTGTGGTGGTTTCACCACTCCTATGCGTCAGTTGCCGCTTTTGTCCGCCATCACAAGGGGTCGCCTTTTTTTAAATGAGCAAATCAAATCTATTGATTGACGAAACGCCCATCGTCTTTCAGCCAACCTTAGCAAAACTAATCGGGCTACCGGAAGCTATCGTGCTTCAAACTTTGAAGTTCTGGTGTGGTCAAAAACGATCTGGAAAAGTTGTAGATGACGAGCGTTGGATATTTAACACCCTTGAGCAATGGCGTGAATTCTCGTTTCCGTTTTGGTCAACCAGAACAATCGGTGAGGTTTTTCGGACGCTTGAATCTATGGGATTGGTTAAGTCAAAGCAGTTCGATTTGCAGGCTGGAAAGGCAATGAAGTATTACACAATCAGCCAATCTGCACTCACAATTTTGACATCCGAAAGAGCAGACCATCTGGAAGATTCTTCCACATCCATTTGGAAGATTCTTCCTGACCATGTGGAAGATTCTTCTCGTTCCGCGCGGGCGCGTCATATTAAACAATATACAGAGAAACAAACAGAGAAACAAAAACCCCTAACCCCTTTTCAAGGGGAAGAGGAAAACTCGGCAGTGGCCTCGCATTCCTCAACTCAACCTAATCTTTTCCAGACCTCCTCACATGAAGGTCACATCTCAGGTTCAGCTACCGCCGAACTGAAATCTGCCGATGGCAAAAAAAAGACCCCCCATTGCGCGGCCCCCCCAAGACCTACCAAATCGAAATCAATCCAAATCGAAAAACCTATTGCTGTCAGCGAACAAGTCTGGGATGACTTCATCGCCCTCCGTAAAGCTAAACGCGCTCCGCTATCGCAAACTGCGTTAGCTGGGATTTTGAGTGAAGCAGACAAGGCTTTGATGACTTTGGAAGATGCCTTGACCGAATGCATCACCCGTGGATGGCAGGGATTCAAAGCTGAATGGATGAAACCTAAAACAACTACCAAACCAGAACGATTCTCCAACATTTAACCTCATGAAAAAAGTCCCAATAGCACACAAGAGCGAAGCGGCAGCATTGTCGCTCATCGCAACAGACCGAA